GTTTACGAAAATAGAAAGCTTGAAAGGTTTGGACAGCTTGTATTCCAGTTATATGAGCAAGAAGGTGCTAAAAAAATTGTTGGAATTAGCAATACAACAAGAAATATTATCCTAAGAGCCATTAAAACAGGAGAAAAAGATGGTCTCGGGGTTCTTCCTGTCGCCAGATTGATACAAGAAAAGACATTCGGAGCAATGGGTAGAGCAAGAGCGGCCACAATAGCCCGCACTGAGACACATGCCGCCGCTTCATACGCTACTTACGAAGCTACTAAGGAATTATCCCTACCAGCCCAGCGCAAACAGTGGGTAAGTGTTGGAGATGCTAGGACAAGGCCATATCACGCCGCCGCAAACGGACAGGAAGTTGGAATAGATGAGCCATTTATAATAAGATATAAGGGCGCTGAAATTCGTATGAAGTATCCTCACGATGGCTCTGGAGGGGCGGCAAATAATATAAACTGTCGTTGTTTGGCCGTTTATTTTACTGATGAAGACGCTTTGTTTGACAGCTTTGGAGAAGAAAACATTCAAATTCCTAAAGTTGATTTGAAGCCTAAGATTGATGTTACTAACATAATGAAAACTACTGGCTTTTCTAAAGCAGACCTAAATGAAGCTCTAAACAAATTCCTTACACCGCTTACTGCAAGGGTAATTTCCAAGTTAGGTAAACCATCAGAAATTATAGGTAAAGAAAAAGCTGGCGTTTACTATGCTGGAACAAAGCGAATGGAAAGCGGGTTAGAAAGACAAGTAATGGTGCATGAATACGGACACCATATAGACAATGAGCTTTATGAAAGTGGAAACAAGTTCTCAACTTATTGGTCAGAGAAGGGTTTATCGGCGGCTTGGGTAGCAGACAGAAAAGCTATGAAGGTTACTAGGCTTTCAGAGGAAGCCAGAAACAAAAGATTTAAAGAAATAAAGAGCGAGCTCTACAAAATTACAATAGTTACAGGCACAAGAAAAGATGGTTCAGAATATAGCTATGAAGATGGTAGGAAATTGGCCTTTGATGGCGCTGATGGACTTATGGATATAATTGATAGCTTCACGAATGGTAAATTCTATGCTTCTGGGGCTTTTGGTCACGGATATACATATTGGAAGAACAGAAAAGGAAGTGGGCAACAGGCAGAGGCATTTGCAAACTTGTTTGCCATTCAAAGCTCACCAAAGGCTGTAGAGTATGCAAAGAAAAACTTTCCGGCTTTGTGGAAAGCTTTTATTGATAAACTGGAGGAATTTGATGCTAACAATTGAAGACGTTTTAAAAGAATATAAAGAAAAGTTTGGAGTTGAACCTGTTCTTGGCAGAGGATTTGCGGCTGATCATATTGAGCTACTCATCGAAGCAATTGATAAAGATACCCAATTAACAGAGTTGGATTATAGTGCTAAAGAACCAACAACATTAAGCTTATAACAATAACCCTAGACGTGAAACCGTATTATGTGTTAGTTTGTGGGTAATTTAATTGCGGTATTAAAAAGGACAATAAGATGTCAGAAGTCCCACAAGTCGATATTGAAGATTATATCGCAGAAACAGAAACCAAGTCCGAGACCCTTGATGTAGCTTTTGAATATAAGGCTGAAGAGGAAGAAGGGACATTCTCTGGATATGGTTCAATTTTTGGAAATAAAGATTTAGGAAATGATGTTGTCGTTGAAGGCGCATTCGCCAAATCAATTGGTAAGAAGGGCGCTAAAGCTGTAAAGCTACTCTACCAACACAGACAAGATGAGCCTATAGGCGTTTTTGATGAGATTATTGAAGACCAAAGAGGTCTGAAGGTCAAAGGTCGCCTTGCTATGGGGACACAACGTGGACGTGAAGTCTATGAACTAATGAAGATGGGTGCTCTTGATGGCCTTTCAATTGGCTATAGAGTTGACCCAAAAGGTACATACTATGATGAGAAGGGCAAACGCCGCTATCTCAAGACTGTAGACCTTATGGAAATTTCTGCTGTAACTTTCCCCATGAACCCACGCGCAAGGGTTCAGGCTGTAAAGGGAGCAGAACGCACAGTACGGGAATGGGAAGAACTACTGCGGGATGCAGGAAGCCTATCGCGCACTGAAGCAAAGGCGGCGGCTTCTGCCGTTACCAAGGCACTTGAACAGCGGGATGCTGTAAAAGAGGAAACGCCTAAAGTCCTTGAGGCTCTAACAAGCCTTACCAACATCCTTAAAACTTAAACGGAAAGGATCGTCCAAATGGAAGATCAAGTAAAAAATGCCGTAGAAGCGATGTCAGGTGCTTTTGAAGAATTTAAAAAAGTAAATGATGATCGTTTGGCTCAAATTGAAGCTAAAGGTTCTGCTGACCCATTGGTAGAAGAAAAGCTTGCTAAAATCGAAGGTGACTTAGATCGCTTTGAAAATGTTAATCAGAAGCTAGTTCAACAGCAAAAACACGCTGAAGGTTTCGAAGCAAAATTAAACGAAATCGAAACTATGTTAAAGCGTCCAGCAAATATGATGGAAGCTAAAGAAGTTGATTTATCCCTAAAAGCTTGGGATAGCTTCATGCGTCTAGGCCAAGAAAACATGGCTCCAGAAGAAGTTAAGGCACTAACAGTCGGTACAGCCGCTACTGCTGGTAACTTAGCACCAGCTGAGTACGTGGATGAGTTAATCAAAGTTATTACTGAGATTTCTCCTGTTCGTTCTGTTGCGCGTGTTCGTCAAACTTCAAATAAAGAAATTGAAGTACCAAGCAAAACTGCGACTTTCGCGGCGGCTTGGACTGCTGAAACTGGTACTCGCTCAGAGACAACTGGTTACACAACTTCTTTAAACACTATCCCAACACATGAACTATATGCTCTTGTAGACATATCTGGTCAGTTGCTTGAAGATAGCGTGTTTGATCTTGAAGCTGAAATGAACCAAGAATTTGCTGAACAGTTTGCAAAAGCTGAAGGCGCGGCGTTCATCTCTGGTAATGGCACAAACAAACCAACAGGTATTGCTGATGGCAACACAGTAGGACACACTGCTACTGGTGCGGCTTCTGCGGCTATCTCTACAGATAACCTAATGGATTTGGTTCATGGCCTTAAAACAGATTATGCAAACAATGCTACATTCTTAATGAACCGCTCTACACTGGGTATAATCCGTAAGTTGAAAGATACTGCTGGTCAGTACATCTTCCAAACTGGTTTCTCTGGTCAGTCTGGTTTGCCAAACACAATCTTAGGTTCACCATATCTTGAGTGTCCTGATGTTGCTGATGCGGCTTCTGGTGCAAAATCAGTATTCTTCGGCGATTTCCGTCGCGGGTACATGATTGTTGATCGTGTAGCTTTATCAGTATTGCGTGACCCATACTCACAAGCTTCAACAGGCAATGTGCGTTATATCGCTCGCCGCCGTGTTGGTGGTGAAGTTGTATTGTCAGAAGCAATGCGCGTTCTAAAGCACGCAACATCATAATAATTGATGAGGGGGTTAATTCCCCCTCACCTTTAACTAATGGAGAGCCAAATGAAGATTACAATGACTAAATCATCAATTGGGATTACCAGAGAAGATGGTGCTGAGACAGCGACATACGAAAGCGGTAAAGAGTACAAGTCACAAGGTAAGTGGCAAGAAGAAATTTTTAAAGGCTTCATAGAAATGGGAATGGCTCATGAGGTTGGTGGTAACGCACCAGTACAAGAAACAAAAGCTGTGCGTGCTAGGACTGAAGATGGGAAACTTAAAGCAGACGACCCAATAACAACTGATTACAATGAAGCATGGGTGGATGGAAAATCCCCAAAAAAGCCAAAAAAGGCTAAAGTTAACAATAAGAAAATAAATATTTAATTAAAGCGGAGACAGGCGAATGAGTGGTTTGAAAATTATTGCTAATCCAGCTATAACGCCTGTTAGCAGAATAGAGGCGCGTCAACACTTACGTCTTGATGATGATGTGGATGACAGCCAAGTACGAAGTTATATTCAGGCTGGTACTGATTGGGCTGAAAATTACACTAATCGTTTCTTTATCAGCCGCACATGCCAGATGATGCTGGATGGGGCGCGTGAGCTTGATACGCCTCTTTGGGAAGGTATGCGTACCGGTCACTACAGTAGGCCTCTATCAAGCCATATTGAGCTTGCGGCAAATCCTGTTATTTCAGTCGAAAGCATTAACTATTACGCTGATGATGATACACAGACCCTTTGGGCGGCTTCAAATTACTATGTTGATACTTATTCAGAGCCAGCTAGGATTGTTTTAAGGGATGGCGGTACATATCCAACTGACATGAGAGCCTTTAATGGCCTTGAGATAAACTTTACTGCGGGGTATGGGACAACTGCAACTAGTGTTCCTGAAGCAATTAGACTTGCAATTTTACAATATGTTACGTTTCTTTATGAACATCGTGGCGACTTTGAAGGAACTGTTCTGCCGCAACCGCCGTCTTCTTTGGCGGCACTACTTAACCCGTATAGAATGTTAAGGTTTGGTTCTACGCCTTATAATTCAGTTATTATGTCTGGGATTTCATAATGTCAGTAGGTAGAATGCGTCACAGATTGCAACTACAGAACAAAACTGTAACTGCAGATGGAGGTGGTTCTGATGAGCTTACGTCATATAAGACTTTTGCAACTGTTTATGGCTCTATTGTTGCAAAATCTGGTGGTGAAAGGCTATTCGGTGAACAACTTCAAGAGCCAATCACCCATATCATTACGTTAAGATTTCGCACTGATTTCACTTTTAAAAACCGCATTCTTTATAGTTATAAAAACAATGGTGTAGCTTCAACGCGAGCTTTCAACATTCAAAGAGTGGTGAATGTAGGAAGCCGAGACAGGTATCTTGAAGTTATGTGCATTGAGGGGGTCGCTACATGAGTTCAATTAAAACCAAAGTTGTAAGAAAAAACAAAACAGATAAAGCGCTCAAGCAGTACAAAACTCAAATTGAACAAATTATTGCGATTGGCGGTCAAATGGTTCGCAATGAAGCGGTAAAATCAATTCAACAAAATTCTGGTGGTGGTAAAGTATACAGAAGAGGCGGAACTACACACGTTGCTTCTCCACCTAATTCTCCACCAAATACAGACACAGGGTTTTTGGCTAGTAATGTTTTTTTAAAAATAGATGCTGACAAGATGGGTTGTTCGGTTGAAAGCCGCGCTGATTATTCTGAACACCTAGAATTTGGAACAAGCAAAATGAAAGCACGTCCATTCCTTCAACCCGCCCTTGAGGGAAACAAAAAGAAAATAAACAAACTTTTCAATAGATTGAAGGCTAATCTTTAATGGCATTACATTCTTGGGAACTGCAAAAATCAATATTTTCCACACTTAATGGAAATACAACAGGTATGGACGGGGCAAATGTTCCTGTTTTTGATGATGTTCCTGAGGGAACTTTATATCCATATGTAGTTCTTGGCGAAGAAACAGCCGTAAATAATGGAACTAAAAATCTTGATGGGGTTGAGCATACTTTAACTATTCATGCTTGGTCACAATACAGGGGTAGACGCGAGATCAAAGAGATCATGCAAAGCGTCTATGAAAACCTGCATAATACTGCTATAAGTGTTACAGGTGCATCGCTAGTGAATATTAGACAGGAGTTTAATACAACATTGGCGGAACAAGACGGAATAACACGGCATGGAGTAATGAGATTTCGCGCTGTAGTGTTTGATAACTAAGGAGTAAAAATCATGGCGGCTCAAAAAGGTTCAGCCCTACTATTAAAAATTGGCGCAGACGCTACTGCCGCCGCAAGTGCAGATACATATACAACAGTGGGCGGATTGCGCTCTACTGGTATCACATTAAATGATGAATCGGTTGATGTAACAACCAAAGACAGTTCAGGAGTTCGTGAGCTCTTGGCAAATGGTGGAGTGCAAACGTGTTCTATCTCTGGCTCTGGTGTATTTACAGACGCGGCTTCAGAAACAACGCTTAAAAATGCTTTTGGCGGTGCAAACTTTGCGAATTTTGAAGTTGTTATACCTGATTTCGGTACATACAAAGGAAAATTCATGGTTTCATCACTAGAATATACTGGTGAATACAATGGTGAGGCAACATATTCTGTATCTTTAGAGAGTACTGGCGCGTTCACCTTCACAAACGCTTAATAAGGAGTATCTGATGGCTTGGAATAATATTACTGTAAGCGTTGCAGATGATGAATTTCCTAGTCATTGTAACGGCGATTTATTTAGCATCCCTTTCTCCTCCGGTCTTAAAGTTGGCGACAGCTTTCAGGCTGGTGGGAAAGAACACAAGGTCACGTCAATAGACAATATAGCAGGGCGTGATGAAACAATATTAGTTAATACAATAGAGGTTGTAAAAAATGACAAATCCAAAAAGAGGCGAATGCCTGATAAATCTAGCGGGGACTGATTACAACACAAAGCTCAACTTAGACAGCATCATGAGAATTGAGCAGTCTTGCCAAAAGAGTTTTTTGAAAATTGCTCAAGACCTTTCAGAAGCCGAGTTCCAAACACAACACATTATCTTTATATTGCAAACGGCGATTAAAGGTGGCGGAAACGAAATAAAAGATAAAGCTATGAAGAATTTAATTTGGGAAGCTGGAATTACAGAGGCAATACAAGCTGTTGGAGTTATTCTAACAAGTTGCCTTGTTACTGAGGAAAATGAAGAGGGAAACGAAGAAGCGGTGGCGTAGCCTTAGATGTTTTGCCTTGGGATAATTGGATGCAATTGTGCTTAGGTAAAATGGGAATGACAACAAGCGGGTTTTGGGACTTGAGCTTGTATGAATTAACCCAAGCAATCGAAGGGTTTAACGAATTTCATTCTGGGGGAAACCCAAAGCCGCTCCACCGAGGCGAATTGGAAGATATGATGGAAAGGTATCCTGACTAATGGCAAGTACAAATACTGTTGATACTCTCAACGTCAGGATTGATGCTGATCTTAGACCCCTTAAACGGGCGTTGAGGAGCAGTCAAAGAAGCGTCCAACAAACTTCTAACAAAATGAAGAAGTCTTTTAGGGGCATAGGCGCAAGTGTCACTGCTCTTGGTAAGAAAATGGGTGGGCTTAAAGGTATCATTGGGGGTGCTGTTGTAGGCACGCTTGGCCTTGCTGTTGCCGCAATTGGTAAAACAGCCGCTACGTTCCAAGACCTTCAGCAAACACTTGATACTGTGTTCGGCGGAATGGAAGAGGGGCAAGCCGCTATGGACTTCATAAAGAGGTTCGCGCAAACTACACCCTTTGATATTCAGACCTTATCCAAAGCCTTTATTCAGTTAAAGGGTGCGGGAATACAGCCGACAGTGGAATTGCTGAATACATTCGGTGATGCGGCTTCTGCAACTACAAATAAAGTTCAGGCATTTGAGACAATGATTCGTATCGCTACAAGGGCGGTTGGCGGCGGTTTGGGTCTTGAAGAGCTTGAACAGCTTGTATCAGCTGGTATTCCTGTCTACCAAATTTTGCAAGATGAGCTTGGTGTAACTCGCGGTGAAATATCTGAATTGGGTCAATCTGCTGAAGGCGCTACAGCAATTATGGATGCCCTGCAGAGAGGCTTAAATAAAGAATTTGGCGGCGGTATGGCGCGTTCCGCAAATAATCTTTCAACAGCCTTTAGTAATATGAAGATAGCGGCGACTGATATACTGGTAGCCCTTGGCGAAGGTATAGGCGGAGTAGGCCTTACGGGAGCTTTAACTTATGCTTCAGAAATCTTTTCTGATTTATTTGTTATTGTTAAGCCATTAGCACACGTACTTGGTTTTGCTCTTGGTGTAGCCATAGAAGCATTAGTAGCTCCGATAAAATTGGTTACAGAAGGTGTTCTGATGCTAGGAAGAGGCATGGCGAAAATGCTTCAATTCGCCGCCAATGCAATGCCTAAAAAGTTTGCTCACATTAAGGAAGCGGCTAACAACCTTTCGGTTTCTATGGAAGAACTAGAAAAAAGAATGGCTGGAAGCAGTAAAGAGGCAGAAACCGTAGCGGGAGCGAGTACTGAATTAACAGCGGCGTTAGATGCACAAGCATTAGCGGCTAAAAAAGCTAGGGCAGAACTCGCTGGCTTCTCTAAAGAAGAAATAGCGGCATTAGAACAGGCAAAACTCTTTGATGATATGAATTTTGGTTTTGGGTTTCACTCAACTCCATTAGATTTAGTACCGGACGTTACGCAATTGTTGCAAGCTGTAGCTTCAACACAGCTATATCGTGATCAACTGCAATTCTTAGAAGATGAAAAAAATGCTAATGCTGAAAGTGATACGGCGAGATTAGAAAAATCTATTGCAGAAGCAAAACTGATAAAAGACACTATTGCAGAAATAGAACGCGAAACAAAAGCAAAGTTTCAAGAAATTAGTACATCAATATCAGCCCCATTAGCTGATGCTCTTGTTGAAGGTAAAAGCATACTTGGCGCACTATCGGATGTGTTTAAAGGGTTCGTCAAGACAATGCTTACCAAGGCAATTGAGCTTATGTTTGTGAACGCTATCTTAAATAGCATATTCGGTCTTACAGGAGGTTCTGCCCTTCCTACTATTCCAATTCCAGGACGTGCTAGTGGCGGCAGTGTAAGCGGTGGACAGCCTTATCTAGTAGGGGAACGTGGTCCAGAATTGTTTGTCCCTTCTGGTGCGGGAACTATTAAGAACAATAGCGATACAAGTAGTATGGGCGGAGGCAAGGGTACAATTATAAATCAAGTAATTAATGTAAGCGCAGGAGTTTCACAAACTGTACGGGATGAAATGAACACCCTATTGCCGCGAATTAAACATGAAACCATGATGAGTATTGCCGATGCAAAAAGGCGTGGCGGTGCTTTTGGAGCCGCAATGGGGTAAATAAATGACACTTATAACTATGCCGACAAGTCCAGCCTTTGTAACTTCTGATTGGGGAATAACTCGCTCTGTAGCATTGTCTGAAAGCCCATTTACAGGAGCAACACAGGTTCATAAGTACGCAAAGGCCAAATGGTCAGCTACGCTTACTTTACCGCCTATGAAGCGAGATCAGGCGCGTCAATGGCAAGCTTTTTTTATGCAGTGTGAAGGTAGGGCAAATACCTTTCTTCTGGGAGACCCTGACGGAAAATCAATTACAGGTGGCATTCCTCCGAGCGCTATAAGTGTAGCCGCCGATGCCGCGATTGGGGATACATCTGTAAACCTTACACTTGGTTCAGGTAAAAAAATAAGCCAAGGAAGTTATTTGCAGTTTTCTACAGGCGCAAATTCAAGATTGCATATGGTTGTTGATGATAACACAGGAAACGGAATTGTAACAATTCAGCCGCCTCTAAAGACTGCAATTACAACATCTACTGCGGTTGTTTTTGTTTCTCCACAAGGTGTTTTCAGAATGGACAACAATGATATGCGATGGACAGCTGACCAACTAAGTAACTATGGCATTACTTTTACTTGTAGTGAGGCTTTATGAGCAGAGATATTCCATCCGCACTATTGACTGCTCTGACAGGTTCAGAGATTGAGCCATTTTATGCTTGCGAGTTTATGTTTGATACACAAACTGTAACAGACATTAATGGCAACCCATTTGAAGTAGCTCCTATGCGTCTTTGGACGGGGGTTGGTAACAGGGTAATTGAAGTTCAAGGTGCAGATCAAACCTTTGTTGGCACTGGACAGCTATTAAATATTGCCGGTTTGGATGAGGTGAATGATTTAGCCGCAAAATCTTTAGCAGTAAGTTTATCAGGTATATATTCGGAAACATTATCTATAGCATTGCAAGAGCCATATCAACGCCGCCCTTTCAATTTGTACTTTGGAGAAGAAAGCGTCAGTAATGTTGTTCAAGTATTCTCTGGAAAAATGAACAAAATGACTATTCAGGATAGCGGTGAGACCAGTACTATACAGATGTCAGTTGAAAGCAATTTGTTGGAACTTGAGAGATCAAGTGGATGGCGCTATACTGAAGAAAACCACAGATCAAGGTATTCAGGGGATAGTTTCTTCTCATACGTTCAAGCAATACAGGATAAAACAGTAACATGGGGCAGAGAGTAGCATTAAATTCATACATATCTAATTACCCTGATGATGAGTTCCGATGGGGAGTGAATGATTGCTTTACCTTCACGAATGGAGCTTTTCATGCTATGTATGGCGCTGGATATGCTGATGATTGGATTGGACGCTACATGAATAAAAATTCCCCTAAAAGCCGTAAATCAATGCTTAAAGAATTTTCCCACACCACGTTATTTGATGGGCTGGCAAGCAAATTAAGAAGAACAGATCAACCAATTTTCGGTAGCCTTGTAACTACAAGCAAATGTAAGCATTGGGTTACTGGGTGTTCACTCGGTATTTCTGTGGGCTCTAGGGCAGTTTTTTTATCAGAAAGTGGCTTATTTAAAGTAAATGTTGAAGATGTAGAAAGTTCTTGGGTTCTGAAATGAAGGATAACACACCATTCAATGTATTGAAGCACATTAACCAGTGGGAGGTAGCCCCCAGAGAGCCAGCAACAGTAGCCGCTATAGGTAACTTTGTTCTTGGGGCTATAGGGATTACAGGAGCTTCTACTGCCACAGCAACTATTGTAGGCTATGTAACAATAGCGGTAGTTAGCACTGCTTTAACAGCCGCCGCTGTCTTATCTCAATTGCCAGATATACAACAAGGCGGAGCAAACAATTCAGGAACATTACTTCAAAATACTAAGAACCCCCTATCACCTTCTAACTTTATATATGGTGAAGTTCGCAAGGGCGGTACGGTTACTTTCGTAGAAGTAACAAGTGTCGGTAATAAAATACTACATCAAATAGTAGCGCTCGCTCATCATGAAGTTGAGGAAATAGGCGACATATATTTTAATGATGAAATTGTCGCTATGAATAATGAAGATGTGATCAGCGACCCTTACAACGGGTTCGCAAAAGTTTACAAACACCTAGGAAACCAAACAAGCGCGTCTGACACATTCGCCAATTCAAGTGCTACCCTTGCTAACACCTTACACGCAGAGACATCCGCAGGCAGTGATTTCATCGGCAAGGGTGTAGCTTATATTTATGCGCGTTACACTTACGATAAAGATGCTTATACTAATGGACTTCCAAATATTACTGCACAAGTAAAAGGAAAGAAGGTCGTAAAGACAGTAAACGGAGTGGCTCAGACTGCGGCTTACAGTAATAACGCGGCTTGGTGCATTAAAGACTACTTACAGTCAAGTTATGGGCTTGGTGATGATGCAATCAATTATGCTACATTTGAAGCCGCCGCCGCTATATGTGACGACACAACAATACTTTCTGACGGAACACCTCAATTTACAATGAATGGAGTTGTAACAGGTAGTGACAGTCATGGAAGCATCTTGGAAAAGATGATGACAACTTGTGGAGGTACTTTGTTTTGGGGCGCGGGTTCTTGGCGAATTTACGCCGGTGATTTCGTACCTCCCACAAAGACATTAACATTAGACGATTTTAGAAGTGCTATAAGTTTAGATACAAAATCTTCTATGCGAGATAACTTTAACGCTATTAGGGGTACTTTTGTAGACGCGGGTAATGATTTTATAAGTGCTGATTATCCTCAAATTAATTCTGATGAATTTCTTGATGAAGATAATGGTGTTGAAACAGTTTTAGACCTCAATCTTCCATTTACAACCAATGCGATAGCCGCTCAACGTATTGCCAAGCAGTTACTTTATAGAAGCCGTGAGCAATTAACTATGAGTGCAGATTTTGGAATGAATGCATTTGATGTTGAAGTTGGTGATTTTATAAAAATAAGAAATGAGCGTTACGGATGGGGTGCTGGCAACGAAAAGATTTTTGAAGTTAGTGGGTGGAGACTACAACCTGACCCTAAAGGATTGGATTTGCGGGTAAATTTAACCCTTAGAGAAAGTAGTGAAAACGCATTTGGGTTTACTGTAGCTGATGAGAAAGCAATAGTTTCAAATAACACTACCCTTTTAAATTATTATGATGTGCCGAGCATCGGTGTGAATGTTTCTCAAGAGTATCGTGAAGTTAATGAGAATGTTGTAAATGTTTTAGTCGTTACTGTCGTCAGCTCTGATATTGAGCGTATAGAGAGTGTTATTTTAAAATACAAAAAGACTTCAGACACAGAATTTAAATCAGTTGGTCAGGCTATTTTGATTAATGAAGGTAGTGACGCTGGTAGGTTTGAAATAGTTGGAATTAAAGCGCCTCAAATTTCTGAACAAGCTATAAATTATACTATATCAGTCACACCAGTAAATGCCGTTGGGTTTAGAGGAAGCACTGTAACTACTACTTATAACCTTACAGCCGATACTGTACCACCCTCTGTACCAGCTTCGTTAAGCCATTTGATGTCAGGTGGCACAATATTCTTTGAATGGCCAGCGGTTGGTGATTTGGATTTATCTCACTATAAATTATATTATTCATCAAATAGCAGTGCACAGTTTACTGATAGTTCTGTTTCGTTAAAAATATCAAAAATTGCCAGACCAGCGACATCAATTACTTTTGCCGCCCTTGCTGGTAAATTCTTTATTACATCGGTAGACAAAACTGGAAATGAAAGCACCACGGCAACAAGTACAGTCGTGCTTGCAAGTGAATTACCTCAACTTGGTAATACAACTACACAATCTGAAGAAACTGCATTTAGTGGCGCAAAGTCCAATGTCACGGCTTCTGGTGGGTCATTAACATTGACCAGTTTCTCATCCTCTGGAGCAACTGGCACATATGACTTTGACCATGATGGAGACAGTTACATAGATGTTGGAACGTCAAGAACAGTTAGGCTTTCTTCGGCTGTAGTAGTTGCCCGTAAGCATTCAGATGCAGTAGGAGGGGAATTAAATTGGGATGATATACCTCAAAACTGGGACACTTGGCCTAATAACTTTGACACTTGGACAGATGAAAATGCCGAATTTTTTGATTTTAGTGTATTAATCCAAGCAAGGACTGCGGCAACATCTTCTGGATTAAGTAGCGCAAGTTTTATAGATGCAAGCGGAGAAATTGTTGGTAGATTTATAGAATTTAGAGCAGTATTATCAAATTCAAATTCAAAGATTACACCTAATATAACAGCACTAAGTGCAACAGTGGAGTATTAATATGTCACAACATGATTTTGTAATTGCAAATCAAACCGCAAATTCAGCAAGGCTTGATATAAATGCTGGTCTACAGGCGTTAGCATCAAATAATAGTGGAGATAGCGCACCTAGTACAACTTACGCTAATATGTGGTGGTATGAAACAGACACTAACCTTTTAAAAATACGCAATGAGAATAATACTGCATGGATTAACGTAGCCTACGTTGATCAGAGTAACAGCGTATATGCAGTATTAGATGATACCAAACTTGTTAATACATCTGGAGCTGAAACTGGACTGCTTGGTGGACAGCTACAAAGCGCTTGGAATGCTGGCACAGGAACAACTGAGAGTTTAATATCACCAACTAACCTTAAAGGTGCTTTTGATACCTTTACTGTTGTTAGTCCTATAAAAGCATATGCTAACTTTAATGGCATGGGAACTGGAGCAGGTACACCTACTATTAGACACTCAGTAGGTATATCTGCTATCGCAAGAAATAATACTGGTGACTACACTGTTACTTTTACTACTAATCTAATGCCTGATGCAAACTATGTTTTACTAGGTACTGCTGGACACCCAAGATTTGACAATAGGGCTTCCTTAGAAAGTTATACGTTAACCCAAACTACTTGTAGATTTACAGTAACTAACCACGGAAACCTTGGAAGATCACAAACAGATTATGTTAATATAGCTTTTCTTAGATAGGCAATAAATGGCACAATGTATCAAAATTACATCGCATGGGGTAAATAAAATCCTAACTAGCATAAATTTTGAATATCGTGTATTGTAGCCATGCATATGCAATGTTTTATAGGAGGCCACAATGGCAACACTCGGAGATCGCGTCTTTGATGCAGGACTTTCAGCACTAGACACAGAAGCAAACAAAGTTCTGGTTACTTCTCAGGAAGCAACTACTTTTACTGAGGCGAATGCAACTTATGCCTTGGGTAACTCAACAAGCCTTTCAATAGCCGCACCATCTGATCGTACTGGCGGTGGTAGAAAAGTTACTGTAGCCGCAGTTTCTGATGGTTCAATTACTGGAACTGGGACAGCTACACACTACGCAATTGTGGACACAACAAACTCACGTTTATTGGCAACAGCGGCTTTAACGGCTTCTCAGTCTGTAACAAGCGGCAACACATTTACTTTGGCTTCATTTGATATTGGTATCCCTGACCCAGCGTAATATTAATTAGGAGTTTTGCATATTAATTAGGAGTTTTGCCTATGGCGCTTGTCATAAAAGATCGCGTAAAAGAAAGTTCAACGACAACTGGAACTGGCACTTACACACTGGCAGGGGCGGAGGCAGGATTTCAAACCTTCTCAGCAATTGGGGATGGTAATACAACATATTATGCCGCTACTGACGGGACTTATTGGGAAGTCGGTATCGGAACATATAGTGCATCTGGCACAACTCTAGCTAGAACTACTATTTTATCATCAACGAATAGTAATAATGCGGTAAGCTGGACTGCTGGTGAAAAATTAATATTTGTAACTCAGCCTTCCTCTAAAGCTTCTTTCTTAGATGCAAGCGGTAATTTAAACTTATCTGGCGGTACAGTAGACGGACGTAATGTAGCGGCTGATGGGGTTACAGCAGACAATGCTTTACCTAAAGCTGGCGGTGCTATGACAGGTGCTATCACAACTAACAGCACCTTTGATGGTAGAGATGTTGCAACAGATGGTACTAAGCTAGATTTAGTTTCTGTTACGCAAGCTGTTGACCTTGATCAAATGGAAACTGATATAGCGGCTCTTGCTAATGGTATGGTATATAAGGGCGATTGGGATGCATCATCTGGTAGTTTTCCATCGGGCGCGCAAACAGGCTGGTTTTATTATGTTTCTGTAGCTGGCACTGTAAATAGCGTTGCTTTCCATGTTGGGGATAACATTGTTGCAACTACAGACAATGCATCTACTAGCGTTTATGCTAACAACTGGTCTAAACATGATAACACAGACGCAGTACAATCAGTTGTTGGATTAATTGGCTCTATTACTAAAAGCGAATTATTAACTGCAATAAATGTAGAAGATGGCGCAGATGTAACAGATACAGCTAATGTCACAGGTGTCCTTACAGCCCTCACAACAGAAACTACTATAGCATCAACAGATTTAATCCCAGTTTATGATGGGAGTGCTAGTACATGGCGCAAAGCAACCATTACAAGTGCCGCCCTTCAAGGAACTAAGGGTCAAAAAGGCGAAGTAGGAAGCACTGGAAGCACTGGTAGCAATGGTTCAAAAGGACAAAAAGGTGCAGTAGGTGTCACGGGTGACACAGGAGGCGTAGGTGCTAAAGGCCAAAAGGGTGAAGTCGGAAACACTGGTAGTACTGGGGCAACCGGCTCACAAGGAGACCAAGGGGTAAAAGGCCAAAAAGGTGAAATTGGAAATCAGGGTGTCGCGGGTGATAAAGGTCAAAAGGGACAAACTGGTGCAACTGGCGCGGCGGGTGCTACAGGTTCAACTGGATTAACTGGAACAACAGGTTCTAAAGGGCAAAAAGGCGAAGTCGGAACTACTGGCAATACAGGCGCTAAAGGTCAAAAGGGTGAAGTCGGCTCTACAGGCAGTGTGGGGGCTAAAGGCCAAAAAGGTGAGGTCGGTTCAACCGGAGGGACAGGTTCAAAAGGACAAAAAGGCGAAGTTGGAGTTACTGGGAATACAGGAACTACAGGTGCAAAAGGCCAAAAGGGTGAAGTTGGGGCAACTGGTTCAACTGGCTCACAAGGAAGCACAGGGAATACAGGTTCTACTGGCGCAAAGGGGCAAAAAGGGGAAACTGGCTCTACTGGTTCTGGTGGTGCGACAGGCTCTAAAGGTCAAAAAGGTGAAGTTGGCGCAACGGGTAGTGGCGGCTCTACTGGAGCTAAAGGTCAAAAGGGTGAGGTTGGCTCAACTGGCTCTACAGGCGGAACTGGAGCTAAAGGTCAGAAGGGCGAAGTTGGAGCTACTGGTACTACTGGTTCTAAGGGACAAAAAGGTGAAGTAGGTTCAACTGGTGGCACTGGAGCTAAAGGACAAAAAGGTCAAACAGGCGCGACAGGTTCAACTGGAAGTACTGGAGGTACTGGAGGTACTGGAGCAAAGGGGCAAAAGGGACAAACAGGAAACACAGGAAACACAGGTAATACTGGTTCTACAGGCAACACAGGCTCAACTGGCGCAAAAGGCCAGAAGGGAGAAACTGGTTCTACGGGTGGAACTGGTGGAACTGGTCAAAAGGGTCAAAAGGGTCAAAAAGGACAGCAGGGCGCTTCAGGCGGAACTGGGTCAACGGGTCAAAAGGGACAGAAAGGCCAAACAGGGTCTACTGGGGGTTCTGGTTCTGCAGGTTCTAAAGGTCAGAAGGGAGAGATTGCTTCTGGAGGTGGTAGTGACGAAGTGTTTATTGAGAATGGACAAACTGTAACGTCTAACTATACTATAACTAACGGCAGAAATGCAATGAGTGCAGGACCAATAACAATTAACGCTGGCGTTACTGTAACAGTAGGTGCTGGAGAAACATGGACGGTGGTGTAATATGTCAACAGTAAAATTACAAGGTAATACAAGTGGAAGTGGATCAGTTACTTTAGTATCTCCCAACTTAAGTTCTGATATAACTGTAACTTTACCTAATACAACTACAACTCTAGGCGGTGTTTCTACGGATCGAAATACTGTAGGTACTTATAGTATGGGTGGGTCTAATGCTACATCATGGAATATTGGCTATGCGGCTGGAGCTACTGTTGCAGGAAGTACTATAGGACAAGACAACACAGGAACTACCTATCGACTACCCGCTAAAGACAGACATTATTATTATAGGTTTGCAACACAAGGCTTGTCAGGTACTTGGAGAAATATGTGCGGACAGGCTAATGCGGCTGATACACACTATGCTGGTACTTTGTGGTGTAGAATATCTTAACAACAAAAAATAGGAGGCGTTTATGACCGATCAAGTAATAATAACACAAGTGCGTAACGCAAAATCTCTAAACTCAGATAACACCTTATTTGATGTAGAAATTAAACATCCACAATATGATTGGATACCATATACATTAAACCCTGATGATACAGATATGACTGTGGATAATAGTGTATTACTTGAACTTATTGGCTCAAACTATGCGGTATATGTAGCACCTACTCAAGAAGAGTTAGATGAGAGTTTATCATTATCTCTAAGATATGAACGAAATGAAATATTATCACAAGAAGTAGACCCTATAGTAACTAATCCTCTACGCTGGGCTGATCTTACAGAAGATAAACAAGCGGAGTGGACACAGTACCGAACTGACTTACTTAACCTAACAGATCAAGCTGGGTTCCCTAATACAGTTACATGGCCTACAAAGCCAACATAAAGATACGAAATACTTATGAGTAATTATAGAGTAATATATGAAGACCCTGATTATCCAGAGCAACCAGCTATGGTTCTTGTTCCTAGTGACAACTGGATAGCTGATGCTATGTCAGGAAAGCTACCACCTATATCTGTTTATTGGGAACTACAGGATGACGAACAAAAAGCTATTGATGAAGGTAGGCATGATAATTTTAAGCATGATCTTAGTAAATGGGAAAAGCAATTTACTTTACCAAGAGTAGGTAAGTTAACCGAAGAGGAAGCTATGGAGTATTTAGTTATGAAAGACATACCTAGAAGAGTGTGGGCTTTCGAATATAACAGACCCATGTTTAAGATTATTAAAACAGAACAAGTCCCTATCGATAGGCAGTTTAGAAACGCATGGGAGATGGCACAATGAGTACAATAAAAGTAAATAGTCTACAAACTACAGCTGGTGTTGAGCTTTATCCTAACAAGGCTTGGATAAACTACAAAGGTACTGGAAGTGTATCTATTCGTGCCGATGCTAATTTCAGCAGTATTACAGATACTGGAACAGGTAAATGCACAGTAACTTTTTCAAACGCACAGACTGATGCCAATTATGCGACAGCAGCATCTTGTAGTGACGTCACACCAACAAGTGGTGGTAATCAAAGCGCAAATATTAATTCCACAGCGACAGGTTCGTTTGTCCTTCAATGTGCTGGGTCTAATACTATTCAAGACGCATCAATAGTTTCTGCAATCGTAGCAAGGT